CATATGAAAAAGGCCGAAAGCGAGCATCTAGACGCAGTGGCCGCCCTGGGCTGCATCGTATGCCGGAACCTTGAGCTGGGCGAGACCCCGGCCGAGATTCACCACATACGATCCGGCCAGGGCCGCAAGCGCGCGACGCACTTCGAGGTTATCCCGCTATGCCCCCACCACCACCGCCTGGGTGGCTACGGTGAGGCCTTCCACGCGGGGCCGCAGATTTGGCAGAAGCGGTTCGGGCCGGAGGAGGTGTTGCTGCAGCAGGTTCGAATTGAGTTGGGAATGGAGGTGGAAGATTGAACAGAAGCGTTTCGCTTGAGCGCCGAATTGAGAGCGCCACAAGACGTTGGGATTCGTATATGAGTTTCGCCAGCCCGAAGCGGCTCGTTGTCCATCCGGATGATTGGTATCTGCTGGGGTGCCCGCTCCACTGGGAGGGGGTTCCGGTAAAGCCGTTGGGTATCACTCTGTGAGTCACCTGGAAGAAGCACTCCGCCTACAGCTCCGCTATCTGGAGGCGCGGCCAGGCGAACAGGAATACCGCTTCGGCGCCATGGCATCAGGCGGTACCGGAAAAGGCCTCCGCAAGCGGTTACTGGATCATGGTCTCAAAGACTGGCGCTTTGACTTTGCATGGCCTGATCTGATGTTCGCCGTAGAGGTAGAGGGCGGTGCCCACATCGGCGGCCGGCACAACAGGGGCACAGGATTCGAGGAAGATTTGACCAAATACCACCACGCGATGCGCCTGGGGTGGACGGTCTACCGATGCAGTGCGCCGTTAATCAACAGTTGGGAGGCTGCGAAGCTGATTAAGGCGCTTTTGGATGATATGAAAAACGGCTGAAACCCGCGTGGGAGTATGTCTGAGACAGAGTTTGGTATCTGTGAGGGGGCAGTATGCAGGGTGATAATTGGGTTGTGGATGCGTTGCGCGATTGGGGGTTTCGATGCTGTGGTGAGGCAGGCGCCGAGATTGATTACCCTAGACAGGCGAATTTTGCACGCTCGATACGAGATCAGTTCAGGGTGGATGATGGGTGGATGCCGCCAATGCCAGTTACTGAGTTGGCGGAGGATGTTGATAGGGCTGTGCGTTTCGTTAAAGGTCGGTGCGAAAAAGAGGGGGAGGTGCTTAAGCTGCTCTATTTGCGGAAGATGTCCGAGCGAAAGGCGTGTAAGTTTCTGGGGGTGAATAACAACCAGCTCCGGAATTTGCGAAGCACGGCGGAGCGGACGGTGGAGATGTACCTCACCATGAAATGCAGGCGCACCGCTGAGGATTTCAATCCTTCGCTGTTAATGTTTGCGTAGGGCTTGCATGCTGCATCATAAAGTGGTTATTCTTAGGCAAGTTGCGGTTTTACCGCTCAAGATTCAAGAAACCGGCCTCGAGCCGGTTTTTTTGTGCCTGTCACTCTCACAGGGTGAAACTCAAAAGCCCTTGCCCACTCCCACAGGTGGGCTTTTTTATTTTTGCCGGAGGTGATCGTCGTGACTAAGCCAACCAAGCCGCCGAAGAAGTCTGGTCAGAAGTGATTCAGTTTTTTGGCTATGCGGCGATGGCGGTGTGTGCCGCTGTCGCTGTGTATGCGCTGTGGTTTGGGCGGGAGCGTACGGCGCTGGTGGCGCTGGCGTATTTGCTGGCGTATGAGGGGCTTTTCCATTTTCTGGTGGCGGTTGGTCACTATTCGCTGGTGCCGTATATGTCGCTGGCGGTGGCGATCGATTGGTGGTTTTTCTATCTGTTCCTGGCGCGCGGCGCGCGGCTTTCGGCCGGTGCGTGTGTTCTGAGCCTGTTTTATGGCGGGCTGACTGTTATTGAGGATCGTGTAAGCGGGTCTCTGCTATACGGGTTCTACGAATATGTCGGCATGGCGGTGTGCCTGCTGATTCTGTTCGATGGAGTGAGCCGTGCCCGCTGTCTTGAACATCATTCTGTTGGCCATCGTTGGTCTTTGTATGGGTGGTTTGTTGGTCGAGTTGTACAAGCTGCTAAGAAGGCGAAGGGATGACCGAAAGTATCGTGGCTCTGCTGGGGAAGATCCTTAATTACGTTTGGCTGGTGTTTTTGGCGGGTTCAGGTGGTTATCTCAACTATCTGATTGAATGCCAGAAAGAGGGTAGTAAGCCGAGCTTCCGTGATGGCCTTATCAAGATTTTCGGGGCCGCCTTCACCGGCGTTATCGCTATTTATGCCTGCCTTTACTTTGATGTTGGCGTGTTCGGTATGGGCATGATTGCGGGCATTTGTGGGTATGGAGGCCCTTTGCTGTTGGACTTTGCATTGAGCCTGGTGAAGGCGCGAGCCAAGGCGATGGTGAAACCGCAATGATTTCTCGCATTGTTGGATTTTCTGCGTTTGTGCTGATGGTGGCGCTGCTGTTGATGCACAACACCGGCACGATCAAAGAGCAGGCCGAAATCAACGGTGCGCAGGCGCAGGCGATTGCTCAGAAAGAGCAGGCCATTGAACAAGCGAGGCAGATGGCGGCAGAGGCCGACCGCAAGCGGGAAGCGGCAGAGGCGCAGCGCCTGGCAGATCTTCAGCTTCTGGCTGAGGCTGAAAAGACCGCACAGGAAAGCATGAGCAGGATTAACCAGCTGCTCGCAGAGAATTCGAGGCTTGAGCATGAAGTGGAAGAAGTGCGCGAGTGGCGTTCTCTTGGCCATCCTGATGATGTTCGCCGGATGCGCAACGCCGCCATCACCAATGGTGCCACCGGAGCCGATCATCGTGACGGAGACGGTCTACCGGTTGCCTCCGGAGTCGCTGATTAAGTTGTGCACCCCGCCTGAGTACCGCGGCCATACGAATGGCGAGTACCAGGACCACGGGGATGCGGCGTTGGCGTTTCTGACGGACTGCAATCGGCAGAATCATGAGCGGTTTGGTAAGTGGCTGGAGAATAACCGGTGATTGAGAATCCCTACTTCAGCAACGATGAACTGAAGTGCTCCTGCTGTGGTGAGAATAAATTCAATGACAACACGCTGCGCCGGCTGATTGCTGTGCGTGAGCAGGTCGGCCCGATGGTTATCAGTAGCGGTTTCCGCTGTGAGGCCTACAACACCGCCAAGGGCTACACCCAGACCCACGCCACGGGCCAAGCCGTCGATGTGCGCATCGCCGGTGGTGATGCATTGCGCGTTGTGGGTATGGCTATTCGTGCCGGCTTCACTGGTGTCGGCGTGAGCCAGAAGGGCGACTGGGCTGGACGGTTCATCCACCTGGATGACCTCACCGCAGACCAGGCGCCACGCCCCGCCATGTGGAGCTACTGATGCCCTGCTCAGCCTGCGCCCGTCGGCGCGCGAAGATCAAACACTATTGGAACCTTGCCCGTGACAGAGCAAAACGAGCAGCTGGTCTCAGGGCTGCGAGAGCAAACAGCAGCAATCACAGCGCTGACGGAATCAATGAATCGCTTGGCGAACAGCAACGCGATGCTGGCTCAGGCAGTGATGCAGTTGGTTGATGATGGTGGAGAAGAACCGCAAACCACCTACCTCGATGGCAGGCCGTTGGGGTAACGGTAGAGGCGGCAGACCATGGCGACGCAAGCGTGATGCAGTAGCACTGCGCGACCAGTACACATGCCAGCTATGCGGCAAGGTCACCGAAGAGGGTGATGCAGACCACATCAAGCCGGTAAGCCAAGGCGGTACGGATGACATGGACAACCTGCAGTGGTTGTGCAGAGAGCCATGTCACAGAGATAAAACGGTACGCGAATCAGGTGGCACGCCAGTCGCTGAGATAGGCCCAGATGGATGGCCTGTAATAGGGTAGGGGGGGGGAGGTAAATGAAAAATATTCTCACCAAGCGGACACCGCGCCCGAAGTTAATTTTTCGCAATGCCAGATTAATGTTCTGGATTTGGTAATTTGACATGGCCACAAGAGGAGCGAAGCCCAAGCCGTCCGCACTTCGGGTGGTGGATGGGACCAGGCGGGGGGACCGCCACGGCACCGAAAAGGAATTGCGCGAAAAGGCTGAAAAGTCCAAGCAGTCCTTCGGTGAACTGAAAAAACCGACCGGCATGAAGGGCGACGCGCTCAAGGCCTGGAAAAGTTTCATTGAACCGGCCACCTGGCTGGATGGGAGCCGCCTGCCTGCAGCAATCGCATTCTGCGAACTGTGGAATGAGTTCCGCGTAAACCCGATGGGTTTCCCGGCTTCGAAGCACGGCCAGATGCGCGCCTACATGAGTGAGCTCGGCCTCACCGATGAGCGCAACCGCTCAGATTCGGAAGAAAAAGACGAGGATGAATTCTTTGATGACTGACCGCGTGACAGCCTACGCAAAGGCCGTCATTGCCGGTGACATCATCGCTGGGCCGCATGTTCGAAACGCCTGCCAGCGTCACATTGACGACCTGAAGCGAGAAGACATTCACTTCGATCTTGATGGGGCAAACCGGGCTATTCGGTTTCTGGAAACAAAACTGAGACTGAGCGAAGGGCAATTCGAGGGCCGCGCCTTCAAATGCCAGCCAGCGCAAGACTTCATTATGGGGTCACTGTTCGGTTGGAAACGGTTGGATGGAACAAGGCGCTTCCGTCGCGCCTACATCGAGCAGGGGAAGGGCAACGGTAAGAGCCCTCTTGCAGGCGGGATTGGCCTCTATGGATTGATGGCTGATGGCGAAGCCGGAGCCGAGATTTATTCCGCTGGCGCCACCAAAGAGCAAGCCGGAATCCTTTTCCGGGATGCGGTCAAAATGGTCGATAAATCCCCCGACCTGGACAAACGACTCAAGCGCAGCGGCGGCCCCGGCCGGGAATACAATCTCGCCTACCTGAAAAAAGGCTCATTTTTCCGCCCAGTATCGCGTGAGACCAAAAAGACCGGATCCGGCCCGCGGCCACACTTCGCACTGATTGACGAGCTCCACGAGCACCCAGACGGCGGCATCATCGAGATGCTAGAGCGCGGCTTCAAATTCCGCCGCCAGCCCCTGCTATTCATGATTACCAACTCCGGAAGCGACCGGAACAGCGTCTGCTGGCAGGAACATGAATGGGCGGTGAAGGTCGCCGCCGGCAACCAGGACGCCCCGAACGATACGAGCTATCAGGGCGAGATTCTGGACGACACCACATTTAGCTACGTATGCGCGCTGGATAAAGACGACGACCCACTGAACGATCCAAGCTGTTGGATAAAAGCCAACCCGCTGATGGATGTCACCATCACCGAAGAGTATCTGGCCGGCGTCGTCGCCCAGGCAAAGAACATACCGTCAAAGCAAAACGGCATCCTGCGCCTGCACTTCTGCACCTGGACAGACGCAGAAGCCGCCTGGATGAGCCGGGAAGTAGTTGAGCCGTTACTGCAGGACGTAAACACAGCAGAGCACCACGGCAAAGACATCTGGCTCGGTCTCGACCTCTCACAAAACCGAGACATAACCGCCATGGCCGCGGTCGTGCATACCGGTGATGTCGAGGTCGAAGCGGTCGACAAATCAGGTAAATCCGTAATCCTGAAGAAGCCCACCTTTGACGCATGGATTGAAGCCTGGACACCAGGCGACACCATGGCAGCAAGGGCAGAGCGGGACAAAATCCCATACCCGCTATGGCACCAAGGCGGCCACATACACGCCCCCGCCGGCGAAAACATCAGCTACCGGCATGTAGCTCAAACCATGGTCGAATACGACCGCGACTACCGGGTAAGAATGGTCGCCTATGACCGTTACGCCTTCCGCCGGCTGGAAGAAGACGCCCAAGAGCTCGGCCTTAACTTGCCGTTTGTCGAGCATCCCCAGGGTGGCGTCAAAAAGGGCAAGCCCACCGCAGAGATGGAGGCCGCGGCAAAGCAGCAGAACAAACAGGCCGATGGCCTATGGTTCCCCGGGTCGCTCCGGATGCTTGAAGACGCCATGCTCGAAGGTCGGGTCAGGTTCAAGAGAAACCCAGTCCTTGTATCAGCCGTCATGTCCGCCGTCACAGAGATGGACAAGTGGGACAACCGCTGGCTGGCCAAGCAGAAATCGATTAACAAGATCGACGCAATCGTCGCCATGGTCATGGCCTTCGGCGCCGCCAATGCCGTCTCGCTGGAAAAGAAACCTCTGAAAATGTTCGTACTGGGATAACCATGAAAGCCTACAGTCTCATGCAAGTGAAAGCCGTAGATGATGAAAAACGCATCATCACCGGCATGGCCACCACCCCAACGCCAGACCGCGTAGGCGACGTGGTAGAGCCCGCGGGCGCCGTATTCCGTGGCCCAATCAACCTGCACCTGTACCACAAGCATGATTTGCCCGTGGGCAATGTAGAGTTTGGCAAGGCCACCAAAACCGGAATCCCGTTCACCGCAACCCTGCCGCACGTGATCGAAGCCGGCAACGTCAAAGACCGTGTTGAAGAGGCGTGGCATTCCGTCAAATACAAACTGCTGGGCGCCGTCAGCATTGGTTTCCGTGCCATGGAAGATGGTGTCGAACTGCTGAAAAGCGGCGGCCTGCGTTTCACCAAATGGGAAATGCTGGAACTGAGCCTCGTATCCGTACCGGCCAACCCAGAAGCCATGCTCTCAAGCTTCAAATCTGCCGACCCAGCAGGCATCCGCTCAGAGCTTGGAGTCACCGCCGGCGACGACAAAGAGCGCCAGCAGCTCATTAACAAAGCCATGGGGGGCGCCATCACACTGGCAAAAGCCCCACCATCGCACCCGGGTTCAATCACCCTAAAGAAATAACTCAAGGCCGCACATCGCGGCCTTTTTTGTGTGCGTAGCCCGAGCCTAACCGGGCGCATTCCGCGATAGCCGTACCAGTTTGCCCTGGTACCGCGAATTCGCTGGTGACTGTCTGGAGACAGCCAAACGCACTGCCTTTTGGCAGAGCCATTCAAAAATTGAGGAAAACAGCAATGAATATTGCACAGCAAATCGCGGCGCTCGAAGCGACCCGCAAAGAAAAGGCCGCACGCCTCGAAGAAATCACCCAGAAGTCGATTGACGAAGCACGCTCACTGGACGACGCCGAAGCGCAAGAGTTCGACAGCGTAGAGCTGGAAGTCAAACGCCTGGACGACGACCTTGCCCGCTTCCGCAAACTGCTTGCAATGCAAGCGGATAACGCGAAGTCCGTGGAGACCGAAGGCAAAAAAGCCGCAGCCCAACCGCTGAGCTTCAAAAGCCTTGATGTGCGCGCCAAGCACAACGAGAAACTGGAGCCCGGCGTAGGCATGGCCCGCTTCGCCCGCGTAAAACTGCTGTCGCACATTGACGCAGAGCCCGTGGACAAGGTAGCCAAGAGCCTCTATCCGCACGATGAAGGCCTGCAGACCGTTATCAAAGCCCCCGTAGACGCCGCGCATACGCAGGACGCCAACTGGGCAGGCAACCTGATTAACGAAGGCAGCATGTTCGCCGACTTCGTAGAGTTCCTGCGCCCGCGTACCCTGCTAGGTCAAATCGAAGGCCAGCTGCGCCGCCTGCCGTTCGACACCCCGGTATTGATTCAAAACTCCGGCGCAACTGCTAACTGGGTTGCAGAGGGCGACGCCAAGCCGGTCACCAAGTGGTCTTGGACTCGCACAAAGTTGGCACCGTTGAAAGTTGCCGCTATTGCCGCCGCGACTGAAGAGCAGCTGCGCCGCGCATCCGTAGCCGCTGACATGCTGTTCCGTGACGAGCTGGCCCGCGCAGTAGGCTCCACCATCGACACCACCTTCGCAGATCCGTCTGTGGCAGCTGTTGCCGATGAAAGCCCCGGTTCCATCTTCAACGGTGTAACCGGCCTCACCCCGAATGGTGATACCGGCATTATCGGCGTCCGCTGTGACATCGCAGAAATGCTCAACGCCCACAACGATGCAAACCTCAACTTTGATGGAATGTTCTGGGTAATGAGTGGCCGCAACGCCATTGCTCTGTCCCAAATGACCAATGAAATCGGCAACATGGCCTACCCGACCGTAACCCCAACGGGCGGCACCTTGGCAGGCTTCCCAGTGTATGTCTCCAACTATGCGCCAACCGATTCCACTGGATCGTTTGTCGCACTGGTGAAAGGCAGCGAGATCTTCATTGGTGATGAAGGCGGCTTCGATGTGCGCGTATCCCGTGAAGCCTCTCTGCTCATGGACAACGCTCCCAACATGAACAGCACCACCCCGACAGGCGCATCACTGGTTAGCCTGTGGCAAACCAACAGCGTCGGCTTCCTGGTGGAGCGGTACATCAACTGGGCGCGCCGTCGTGATGCCGCAGTGGCATGGATGAACGTCGCATGGGATGCCTGCGAAGTTGTTAGCTAAGGTTGGCAAACAGAACGGGGTCACAATGTGGCCCCTTTCTTAATCCAGGGCAAACCATGAAAGTAAGAATGCGAACCGGGCATGTTCGAAACCTTCCGGTCTTCCGTGCAAAAGCCCTCATGCGCACCGGCGCCGCCATGGAATACAGCACCCGAGAGATGCGCGCCGAAGAACCGCCAAAGCAGGATGAAGAACTGCAGCAACTCCGGGTGGAATATCAGCAGGTATCCGGCAAACGCGCCTACCACGGCTGGGACGAAGCCACGCTTCGCCAAAAAATCGAAGCCGCAAAAGAGAGCTGACATTGAAAATCTTCGGTTTCGAGATCGGCCGTAAAAAGGCCCTGCACAGCGTCCCGAGCAAAGGGCTGTGGCGCAGCGTCATGGAGACCTTCGCTGGCGCCTGGCAGCGCAATCAGGAAGAGCAGATCTGTGATGTGCTCTGCTATCCAACGCTATACGCCTGCATCAGCCTGATTGCTCAAGACATCGCAAAGCTGCCCTACATGCTCATGGGCAAAAGCGGCAACATCTGGGTAGAAACCACCAACCCAGCTTACGACCCCGTATTGCGCAAGCCGAACTATTTCCAAACCGCACAGCAGTTCCGTGAGTCGTGGGTATTGTCCAAGCTACTCCACGGCAACACCTATGTTTTGAAGGTGCGCGACAACCGCCAAGTTGTCACCAGCTTATTTGTTCTCGATCCCTGTCGCGTGCGGCCAATGGTTTCAGACAGCGGCGACATCTTCTACGAGATGTGCGGCTATAACGGATGGAACGACCTGCCGCCAATGCCGGAAGGGCTCGCAGAGAGAGACGGCAACGTCATCCTGCCCGCCTCAGAAATCATTCACGACCGGTGGGATACCTTCCACCACCCACTGATTGGCGTCCCGCCCTTGTGCGCCGCCAACTGGCCAGCAGTCAAAAACCTCAAGATCCTGAAGAACGCCACCGACTTTTTCGGCAACGGGTCCAACCCCGGCGGCATCCTCACTGCCCCAGCGGGAATGAGTGACGAGGACGCGAAAGCGCTCAAAGAATATTGGAATACCAATTTTAGCGGCAAGAACTCCGGCAAAGTCGGCGTCATTGGTTCCGACATGAAATTCACCAGCTTCGCCTTCCGCGCTGCAGACAGCCAGCTCGTGGAGCAGATGCGCTACAGCGACGAACAAATCGCCCAGGCCTTCCGCATCAAGCCCTACAAAGTGGGCATCACCGCGCCACCAGCTGGATGGAAATCCGACGACATCAACGTCGAATACCATGACTCAGCTCTAAGCCCAATCATCGAGGCTATGGAAGATCTACTGGTGGAAGGCCTAAGCATCAAACCGCCCCTGCGCGTCCAGCTAGATGCGCAGCCCCTGTGGCGCATGGACCAAGGCAAGCAGGCCGAAGTCGCCAACACTTTGGTTGGCGGCAAAATATCAACCCCAGACGAAGCCCGTGCGCGCTTTAACCTCGCCCCAACCGGCGGCGGTGACACCCTGTGGGGTCAACATCAGGACTACCCGCTGGGAGTTCTTGCAGAGCGCAACGACCTTGCCCCGGTAGAGCCGCAAGTTGTTGAGCCGGAAGAAACCGAAGAGCAGCGCGAGTTAAAAATGGAACTCAACAGAATGAAGGCCATCCGGGCCGCACGAGAGGCCGTCAGTGCTTGATCCAATCCAGTTTGGCAAAGACATGGGCGAGCTCATCCGTGAAGCCGTAGCCCCACTGAAACAGCAAATCGCCGACCAGCAAAAACGTATCGACGAGCTGCAAGCGCGCAAGCCTGAGCCAGGCCCGAAAGGTGAAGACGGGAAAGACGCCGACCCGGTAGAAATCACCCACGAAGACATCGCCAAAGCCCTGCGGGAAGACCCCAGTCTGCTGCGTGATGTGGTAACAGAATACCTTAAAGCCCACCCGCCCAAAGACGGCGAGGATGGAAAAGACGGCATCGGCCTCACAGGTTTCTTGGTAAACCGTGACGGCCACCTGGTAGGCACCACCAGCGACGGCAAGTGTCACGACCTCGGTCAAGTCGTCGGAAAAGACGGCGCCAGCTGGGAAGGCGCCAGCATTGATTTCGACGGTGAAAAATCCCTGATTCTCCGCGCCAAAGATGGAACCGAGCAGCTCATCAAAACCAGCCTGCCTAGAGACAAAGGCTACTGGCGCGACGGCATGACTGTAGAGAAAGGGGATTTTGTCACGCACGATGGCTGCCTTTGGGTAGCCCAGAAAGACACCAATGACCGCCCAGGCTATAAAAAAGACGCATGGCGCATGGCAGTTCGGAAAGGACGCGACGGCACCACCAGCGTGAAATACAAAGACGATCCGAGTAAGCCCGTAAAGCTGCAGGGCAAAACCGATGATTGAATTTGTCACCCAGGCGGAAGCAGAAAACCACCTGCGCATTGATTCCAACGACAGCATATTCGATGCCCCGTGGCTTGCAGTTTTCATTCCAGCAATCAGCGAAGCGGTCGTCGAATGGGTAAAAGACCCAGATAAGCTCTACATCCCCGAGTATGACAGCAACGGCGACCCCGTAATCGACAGCAACGGTGAGCCAGTGCCAGACCTGGACAGCAACGGGCATCCCCAGCCAAAGCCGCTGGTAAAGGCCGCAGTACTTATAGAGCTTGAGCGGCAATACCGAAGTCGAGGCGGTGAAGACGATACCTTTGTCGAAGACTTCGGCAACGCCGGTTATGGCTATGTGCTCGGCCGCGGGTCGGTCGCGCTACTCACCTCACTAAGACGGTCAACAGTCGCATGAGATTGAGATCCGGCGAGCTGCGCCACCGAATATCGATCGAGCGTCAGCAGAAAACCCAAGACCCGGTAACCGGTGAGCAGGAAGTCAACTGGGTTCTGCTGTCAATCCGGAGCGCCGCCGTGGTGCCGGTCAGTGGCCGCGAGTTCCTACAGTCACAAGCAACGCAGGCCCAAATCACTGCGCGCTTCAAGCTGCGGAAAACCGACGTAACCTCAGAAGACCGAATCGTTTTCCGCGGCGGCATTTATAATATTCACGCGGTACTTCCAGACCCGGACAGCGGTCTCGAATACATCAATCTCATGGCAAGCCAAGGGGTGAACGAAGGTGAGTGATGAAACCAAGCGGCGGATTTTCGGAGCGCCGAGCGTTCAGCATGACGACATCCCGGGGAACCTAGTTCCTGCAGTCGTTGCTCTTGTCCCCGGTGACCTGCTAACAGACGAAAACGGCCCAAACCGCCGCCTGCGCGTAGACGTAGCCCAAACCGGATTCTTCGCCGGCCGAGAGTTCCGCACCTTCCGCGAATTCGCAACAGCGTTTACCGGCACATACATTGTTAAGGTCATTGCCCCCGTTGACTACATCATTTTTGAGATAGGCGCGGAGTGCGACGGCGGCCAGATTCGGCTTGAGAGTGTGGCTGGCGGAACAGAAGGCGGCAGCTTCGCTGAAACGCTCCCCGTCATCCCCCGCAACAGCATGCTTGACGCCCCGGCACATGCTCCGCAGCTTGAGCTCACCGCGGGCGGCACCCTAACCGGTGGCACCACCCTTGACGTATTGAGGCTGAAGACGGACACCAACTCCCAGCGCCGCTTCTCGATTGGTGAAAACATCAATAGTGAGCGTGGAAACGGCCCCGGCACAATCTACCTTCGCGCCACCTGTACCGATTTCACCGGCGTGATTCGCGGCTGGTGGGAAGAACGTCCATGAGAAGAAAATCAGTTTTGGCCATTTTCTTTTTTATGGGGTGGATGATGTTAACTTCTGCATTTTTCGCAGATCAGTTAACCATGAAGGTTGCCGCCATAATTCTAGGAGTTATTTGGCTTTCAGGTTTCTGTTCACTTTGCTGGCTCACTCATATCGAACCGAAGGATTCAACCGGTCCTCGATGACGGACTGGACCATAGCCGTCTGCATTGCCAGCGGCCCCAGCCTCACGGCTGAGGACTGCGATCAGGTGAGGCAATCCGGTCTGCCCACCATTGTCACCAACAACACCTGGCAACTGTGCCCATGGGCGCACACGCTCTATGCCATGGACCGAGCATGGTGGAGCCAGTACGGCGAGCGGGCCAAACACTTCGCCGGCAACAAGGTCACCGCCGTGCGCGGCGCCAAGGTTGCCGAGCATGTGGCATTCCAGCATGGGCGTAATTCCGGCTACGGTGCCATCGCACTGGCGGCCAAGTGGGGCGCAAGGCGCATCATCCTGCTGGGTTACGACTGCCAATTTACCGGCGGCATGCGCCACTGGCATGGCAACCACGAAAAGGGCCTCGGCAATGCCGAGAAGATCCGCAACTGGCCAAATGAATTCGCCCGGCTGCAAAAGCGCATGAAGAGCGAAGGCCGCGAAGTCATCAACTGCACAAGGGAAACCGCGCTCACGTGTTTTATACAGGCCCCGCTCGGCTGGACACTCGCCCAGCCGTTATCGTTGCCAGCGGCCCCAGCGCTGCCGGGTTCCAGCCACCCAAAGGCTGCATCTGCATCGCCGTCAATGGCGCCATTGAGCGCGTAAAGGCCACACACTTTTTCACCCTCGACCCGAGCGAGGCCAACATCCGCCGCATGCGCCAGCGCAAAGACGGCGTGAAGTACGCCGCCGCGGTCGAGCCGCAGCACGACATCCCAATGGGCGTCGAGCGCTTCCACCGCACCCGCGGCGTCATGCCGGAGCCGGCAGAGAAAGGCAGCCCGCAATGGTGGCTGTGGCGTTGGAGCGGAAAAACCGGCCTGCACAGCATGGTCGGCAGCATCAACAGCGGCAACAGCGCCTGGGGCGCTCTGCAATGGGCCTACAAAATGGGCTGCAGAAAAGTCGCCATCGTCGGTGTAGACGCGAACCAGGAAGAGCGCCTCGAAGGCGGAAAACCGAACAACCTGAGCCACCTGCCGCTCCTGTTCGAATCCGCCCTCGGTAATCCAAATTTTGAATTTATCAACTGCGGTGCCATGCAAAGCAAAGTCCCGCAGATGAGTATTGAGGAAGGCATGCAATGGCTGATGCAGTAACCACCGAAGAGCGCGAAAAATACCAGACCATGTGGGCAGACCCGCGCTACAGCGAGCGGTCCCCCGGTATGCGGTTTCTCGATGACGCGCTGACACAGCTCAACATGCCCATGGGCGCCTCCGTGATCGACCTCGGTTGCGGTACCGGGCGCGTGGCGGCGGAACTGAAGGCGCAGGGGTTCGACGTGACCGCGCTGGATATTGCCGACAACGCTGGCGCCGAGTTCGATGGCGAATTCATCTGCGCCTGCCTGTGGGATCTACCCTCGCGTCTGGTGCCGAGCCACGACTACGGCTTCTGTGCCGACGTGATGGAGCACATCCCCACC